CCCGAGGCCAAAGACTTTGCCATCCGCTATCTTCGACCAGTATGGAAGAACTGCCCGCCCGTGATGGCTCGCCTAAAGGACGAAGACCAGGACCGCTCAACGACGGCGGACTTTGACCGCATGACGGTCTACTGTCGCGGTATCTGGAATGAATCTAATCTTCAGCGTCTATCGCTTCGGTACGTCATCGCAGACGAGTGTTGGCTGGCCCCGCCTTCGCACCTCGTGGAAGCCTCGGCCCGCGTCACCGCTTTCGGGTGGATGGGTAAGCGCATCTTCATGTCGCAGGGGGGTCGGGCTGGTCAGGAGTTCCATCAGCTGCACGAGACCACGGACCAGCGGGACTGGAACTTTGTATGCCCATCATGCCAGAAATTGCAACCTTGGGTCTGGGAGCAGGTGCGTTTCCCCGAGGACGCCAAAGAGGCCGGAACTTGGAACCTCGGCAAAGTAGCGTCGGGCACGACCTACGAGTGTGCCGGATGTCTGACGCGTCTCCCCGATACGAACGCCAGCCGCTATGAGGCCAACCTTCACGGATCGTTCGTCGCTACCGCCGTCTCGGCAAATGTCGGGCATATCGGCCTGCACTGGAATAGCCTTGCGACGATGAGCTGGGGCGAACTGGGTGTTATGATGCTTCGTGCCAAAGAGACGAATGACACCTACGGCGACGATACTCCACGCCGCGTCTTCAAGCAGAAGCGTCTGGCTATGCCCTGGAGCGAGGAAGGGGGCGAGATGGTCAGTCTGGCCGAGGCCTCCGACTACGCTCTGGCTGACGATTGGGATAAGGAAGCCGTGGTGACTCCTCGTGGTAAGGTCGTCGAGCGTGAAGGTGCGCCGGAGAAATGCTGGCCGATGCGGACGGCGGGCGTCGATGTGCAACGAGGCCACTTCTGGGTGACGGTGCGTCGTTGGGCGACAAGCGGACACAGCCGTCTCAAAGCCTTCTCCAAAATCGAGACTTGGGAGAATGTGGAAGCGTTCCTCAAGGAGCACGGCGTCCACCCGGCCCTTGTGATGGTAGACTCGGGCGATAACACCACCGTAGTCTACCGTGAGGCCACCAAGCGGAAGTGGAAGTGCGCCAAGGGGTCGGGCTCCGAAGACTTCGCCGTCACGGATCGCACGGGAAAGACCATTCGCCGTTTCTACTCCGATAAACAGCGCATCATGGTGCCCGGACTTCCCGAGCGGGCAGAACTTATCAACTGGTCCAACTTGGCCGGCAAAGACTTGCTCCACGGCCTCCGCTCCCGCAAGGTTTTCACCTTCCCCCGAGACGCTACCGCCGACTATGTGGACCAATTAAACGCCGAAGTCCGCATCAAGGACAAGCGGACGGGCAAGCCTCAGTGGATTCTACCCGCTGGGAAGGTTGACAATCATGCCCTGGACTGCGAACTGCTGGCCCTACTGGCCGCCGTGCGTTGGGGCATCGTAGGAAAAGAAGCTTCTGAGACTGACTTGCCTTCCGAATAAGGATGCCCACGATAGCAAATACGGAGGCAGGTCGGGAATATGCAATCGTGGTGCAATACGGGCATGGGACTCCCGGCCTGCCTCTCCCCTAATTGCCAGCCAGAGCAATAACAAATGGCATCAGGCATCTTCATTGGGCTCACGGAAGAACAACTTCTGGCTATCCGCGACAAGGCCGTCGCTATGATCACGGAAGGTAAGACGCTTATGTCCTACTCTGACTCCGGCTCGAGCTCGAGCAAGGCCTTCGCCCTTCCCCCGCGTGAGATGTTGACCGAGAGCCTCTTTGCCCTGAGCAACCTCGATCCCCTGACTTATGGACGCAGGCCTCCAATCGTTTCGACGAATTGGAATAACCGCATCGACTTCTAAGCCATGCCCAAACCAGCCCCCCGCAAGAAAGTGACCGTGCCTAAACGCACCGTCGCCAAGAAAGAACCGAATCTGGCCCCGCAGGCCTCGTTCCAGGGCTGGCAGTCCACGGGCATCACGCGCCTCCGCCGTTCACTCTACGGCTCGGCCCCGCAAGACCTCCGCCGTGATATGTCGGCCTATGACCGTCTTGCGATGGTCAAGAAGTGTCGCTGGGCCGAGCGTAACTCAGGCTTGTTCAAGCAGATCCTCGGCGACGTCGTGCTCTACACGGTCGGTGATGGCATCAAGCCGCAATCACACGCTGACGACCCCGAGAAAGCGAAGCAGTACGAGGAATACTTCCTCGAGAAAGCCAAGCGCATCGACATCACCAATCGCTTCAGCCTCTGGCAAGGGCAGGCTATCATGGTACGGGCAATGGTGAGAGACGGAGATGGCTTCGTGGCTAAGGTCCGCAACGGCGCCGGTGAGGCAAAACTCCAGCTGATGGAAGCCCACCGCGTCGGTAATCCCATCCAGGGCGAAGTTCCTCCCGTTGGTATGCACGATGGCGTGCAGTTTGGGCCCTATGGCGAACTTATCTCATTCAACGTCTACAAGTCTGACGGCACTGACCGCTCAATCTTGGCCCAGTCAATGATGCACATCGTAGACCACGAATACGCTTCTGGCGCTCGTGGCGTTCCCCTCCTTCAGCACTCCGTGAACTCCATCCAAGACGAGATGGAAATCCTCGAGCTCGAAAAACTCGCCGTGAAGGATAACGCTGACGTGACCCGCGTCATTAAAAAGACCGGCGGCTATGTGGATGGAGACCTCGCAGCTGAACTCGGTGCAGGCCTTGCGTCCAACTACGAAAACATCCACGCCCGCATGGGTGGTAAACTTTTAGCCCTTGAACCAGGAGAAGACTTCCAATCCTTCTCATCCAACCGTCCGTCACCTGCGTTCAACGGCTTCATTTCAGCCCTGCGCCGTGAAATCGCCGCGGGTGTCCTGCCCTTCGAGTTCGTCGATGACGCCTCAAAGATTGGCGGTGCCACCGTCCGACTCATTACGGCCAAGGCCGCCCGCGTCTTCGGCAAGTACCAGAATATCATCATCGAGCAGATGTGCATCCCAACTTGGGGTTACATCATCGGACAGGCTATCGCTGACGGTGACCTCCCCGACGATCCGAACTGGACCCGCACTTCTTGGACCACGCCTAAGAGCGTGACGGTAGACGCAGGCCGTGACGCGGCTAATGACCGGGCTGACGTTGAACTCGGCCTCCTATCCATGAGCGAGCTCTACGCTCAGAGGGGGCTCGATTTTAGGACAGAAATGGACAAGCGGGCCAACGATATGGCCTACATCACCAAACTTGCCCAACAGCACGGCCTGCCCTTCGAGCTGCTCTACAAGCCGCAGAATGTCCAGCCCGGCACAGTGGACACGCTGGCCCAGAACCCTGTCGAGACGGCCCAACCCCCTTCCAACGAATAATCATGCGCTTCCTATCCAATGGCCTATCTGGCCGTGAACCTTTGCTCATCGACCCGTCCAAGGCGAAGGCCCACGCTGACCTCTCCGAGAAGTTCGGCTTCACGGATATGCTCACGCAGTTATTCGGGCAGGCCCCTACGGCCTACGTGACCGAGGACGGCACGGGCGTCGTCCCAATCGTCGGCGTGATTGGTAAGGGTCTTACCCCGATGGAGAAGATGATGGGTGCGGTAGACCTCAACGATATCACGATGGCGCTGGATACAATGAAGGCTGACCCTTCCGTGAAACGCATCGCCCTGCAAATCTCTTCCCCTGGCGGTACGGTAACGGGCGTCGAAGAAGCCGCGAACCTCATCCGCAACATCGGCAAGCCCACGATGGCTTACACCGATAGCGAGATGGCATCAGCCGCTTATTGGCTCGGGTCAGCTGCGGATCGTGTAGTTGCCAGCCCTTCGTCTACCGTTGGCTCTGTCGGGGTCTACATGAACCTTATCGATATGTCCAAGGCCTACGACATGGCCGGAGCCAAAAGCGTACTTATCAAGTCCGGCATCTACAAGGGTGCGGGCGTCGAGGGAACGACCATGACGCAGGAACAGATGGCGAACCTCCAGAACGGCGTCGATGCCATCCACGCTGACTTTAAGAGCGCCGTGAATGCCAAGCGCTCGATGGTGCAGGCCTCGGCTATGGAAGGTCAGACCTTCTCCGGCCGCCAAGCCGCCCAGAACGGCATGGTCACGGGCCTCGCTGATAACTTTAACCAGGCTGTGCAGACTTTCAACCCGGGCGGTGCGTTCAACCCTAACCAGAACACGATGATGAAAGGCAAGAAAACCAAAGCCCTCTCTGGCATCAAGGCTGACGGTGACGGTGGCTCCGTGAGCGACGAGCAGTATCCCCTGCTAACCCCTCGCCAGCGTGCCATGGCGGACGAACTTTGCGAAATCGAAGACACCTTCGGCCAGTTCGACCAGACCAGCGGACCCGATGGCGCCCATTACGCGGCACCTTCTCCTTTCGCCGATAAGGGCCTCATGTGCCAGAACTGCATTTTCTACCAAGGTGGGCGGGTCTGCGAACTCGTCAAGGGTGACATCGACCCCAACGCCGTCTGCAAACTCTGGATCATTCCGGGCAGTCTCGTGAAGGAATAGTTGCCAGCCTCTGCAAAACCAAATGACCATCGAAGAACAACTGAAGTCTTCCATCGAAGTCGTCGCTGGCCTCACTGGCGAGCGTGACGATCTCCGTGCGACCATCGAAAAGTTGACCGTCGGCACCGCCAGCGAACTCGAAGCCGTGAAGGCCGATGTGGTCGCCAAGGATGTCAAGATTTCTGAACTTACCATCGCCCTCGACGGCATCAGCGCTGAACTCGCCGCTTTCAAGGCCAAAGCCTCTGAGCTCGAGCAGTCGCAGGTCAGTGCCTCCAAGCAGGCCGCCGTCATCGCTTCCAGCGTCGGCATCACCCCGACCTCCCTTCCGATGGAAGGCGAAGCCAGCAAGGAAGCCGTCAATCATCTCGCCGTTTTCCTCTCCATGCCTCTTGGCAAAGACCGATCTGATTACTTCAACGCCCATAAGGCGACGATCATCAAGGCGGCTATCTAATTTTCCTCACCCCCTAATCTCCTAATATAATACTATGGCAAACTCCATCGTCGCAGCTCCAGCCGTTCTGGCTGAGTCCGTTATCCAGGCCATCCGTGGCCGTCTCCCCGCCCTGTCCGGCTTCTCGAGCGTGTTCAACGCCCTCGAAGGTCAGGCTGGCAAAGCCGTTCAAGTTCCTCTCGTCGGTGCCGGTGTCGCTTCCCAGTTCTCGACTGGTGGCTACCTCACTGGCGATGACGCGACCCTCACGGCCGCTACCGTCACTCTGAAGCACTTCAAGTATTCGGCTCGCTTCAGCCCTCTGGACGTCAAGTCCTACGGCGCTCAGTACCTCGTCAACGCGTTCTCCCCGACCGCCGCTGTCGCGATCGCTGAAGCCTGTCTCGGTGAAGTCGGTGCTCTCCTGCTCGCCGCTAACTACGCCACCTCGGCTACTCCTGGTGCGAACCTCTCCTACGCTGAACTCGTGGGCGTCAAGGGTCAGCTCGACAGCGCTAAGGCTGGCGACCCCCGCTCCTTCGTCCTCGGTGCTGGCTACGCTAACGACCTTCTGACCGACTCCTCCATCATCGGTGTTCGCGGCCTCGAAGCCCCGGTCATCGCTACTGGTAAGATTGGTCAGCTCGTCGGTGCGAACGTCTACCAGTGGACCTCCCTCCCTGGTAACTCGGAAAACCTCGTCGGCTTCGCCGCGGGTGCTGACGCTATCGCCGTAGCTTCGGGTCTGCCTTACAGCGAAATCCCTGGCTTCGATATGGCCGTCGCTACCGACGACCAGAGCGGTCTCTCCATCCAGATCCTCATGGGTCAGGAACAGAGCGGCTACTACAACGTCACCGCGACGCTCCTTTTCGGTGCCTCCGTGGGTCGTTCGACCAGCCTCGTCCGTCTGAAGTCCGCCTAATCGGCTGCCTGACGGTCCAAAACAGGCCCCCAGCAATGGGGGTCTTTTTTTTGCCTAAGTCCGCAAGGGTATGAGTTTATACTCGGAGTTCCTGCAGGATGCTAAGGACATTGTGGCCGACCTCGGTATCGACGGGCGAACCTATGATTCGTCTTTGACCTTCAAGGCCATGCTCTCCGACCCGGTGATGAATCAAGTCCTCGAAGCAGGGGGGTTCAACACCCAGACCATGCACACGGTAAGGCTCCCCGCTGTAACGGCCTCTTGGAGCCTCCCAGATGGGTCTATTGGGGCATCGGGTGCCACCCTCTCGGGCACTTCCCCCATCGCCGCTTTTGCCATTGGCAAGAAAGTCGTGGTCGGGGGCCGTAATCTGCGTATCTCCTCGCGGACCCACAAGCCCGAGTCGGCGTGGATCACCCTCTCGGTCATCGAGGACACCCAGTAAGGCTATGCCCCTTGGCACCGCCTCCAAGGAGCAGCTCTACAAGGCTCTTGACGAGTTTGCCACGGACATCGGGGAGACTGTCGAGACTGTGGCTATCAGCGTGGCCGCCTATATGTGCCTCGACTCGATGCGCTTCACTCCTCCCTTGGCTCCGGGTGGTGGGGGTGGTGAAACGAAGCAGGCCGAATTGACCGGAGTCCGCGCTGTGGCCCGCGACATCAATTCCCTATTTGTGGCGGCCAACGATCGCAAGCGTGCCCCCGCAGCCATGTTGCTGATGCGGATGCAGTCCTCGGCAAAAATGCGGGACATGGGTTCATTCATCAAAGCCCACGACGAGGCCAAGCAGGTCGGCCTGCAGCTCGAGGTCATGGTCGGCAATAAAATCGTCCAAGACGGTGACTCCATCCGAGCTTATAAGAAATCCTGCAATTACTTTAACCAGACAAACGTCAAGGCCACTGAATACGGACCAATAGTGATAACCAATTTACGGGAAGTTCATGATGCGGCAAAACGCCAAAGTAACGGTAAAACAAGACTATCACGCGGCACTGGGGATTCTCGAGGCAAGTATCTCGTGGAAAGCGTAAGCGTCTTAAATGCCTACATCAAAGAACGTCAGCTGCAAGTCGGTCGGATGAAGTCGGGCTGGTGGAACCTGCTGACTTCCCTGCCAGTCTCAAAGAACAAGAAAGGCAACCCCTCACTTGCCAGTAAAACCGTGGCAGGCTACGTCAAACGCTTTCCTGGCTCACCGTCCTCGTTCACCAAAACCACCACGAAAGACGGCACGGATATGGTGATCGCCAACATGAACGGCGACAACGACGGCATGGCTACGAAGTTCGGCGTCCCTGGCATCGTTTACAATCAGGCCATCATGCGCATGGAGGCCCATCTGCGAAATGAAGCCATCGCCAACATCCGCAAGTTTAACGGGGGCTGATTGCCAGCATAAGCAACCATATGGGAAGTATCCGGCACATTGTTGAGGCCTGCCTCAAAACCTATCTTTCAGCTGAGTCTGGACTGTCGGGCGTCGCTATCTACACGGGGGACTCTCTCGACGATAATGTGCTCCCCAAAGTCATCGCCCTGTGCGACTCGGCCCGAGCCCCTGGCGACCTCCCCGAAGGCCTTGGAAATTACCTTTGCTCCGTACGTGTATCCGTCTTCTCCAACGCCGACGATACGACCCTCTCCGATCACCGTGCCCGCTGTGCAACCATCGACGGACTGATGTCTAACCGCTCGGCCCTGCAGGCTGTCTTCACGGCCTCGGGAGACGCGTCTATGTATGACGTTACCCTCGGAAGCGAAGACGAAGGCGTGCAGGAGCGTTCGTGGGCGACCTCGTTCAGTTATAACATCCTCACGGTCCTTCCCGCGTAAGGTTGCCTTACCCCGCAAAATCAAATGGCCGCTATCACCCAAGGAACGACCTGCCTCTACGGCATCGCCGGAACTGTCACCAATCTTTATGTGCAGTCCTACACTGTCTCGTCCTCGTTTAATAACATGGACTATGTGCAGGACGAAACTGGCCTGACGAAGACGGCCCGCATGGATGACCGCAAATCCGAGTTGTCCATCGAAGGCATCTGCAAGACAGGCACGGTCCCGGTCCTCGGTGCGACCCTCACTTTCACGACTGGTGCTTCGAGCGCCTATCCTTCTGGCTCCGCTTCCGTCTCTTACGCCGGATATGTCACGAAGGTCGAAGAAAAGGGTGGCAACAAGGAGTTCGTGAAGGTCAGCGTCACCGTCGAAGATTTCGAAGGCATCACTCCTGCCTAATTGACCATCGTTCCATAGGGGGGACAATGACCCCCATGGATAGTCGATTCGTCAACAGTTTCACCGTTCCGGCCCGAGTCAGATACTTGGGTCGGCTCGTTTATCCCTTTTGCCTCAAGCACCGTCTTGGGCTGATGGCGATAGGATCGCCCCTCGTCACGGAAGGCGTCCCGGTCAAACCTGTGGACCTCATCATCGCGGCGCAGCTCTGCTCTGAAGACATGATCGGAGACTTCTCCTGGCGTGACCGTCTCTGGGCATGGCGGCTTGGACGAGACAAGGTGCTCTTTACGCGGGCCGTGCATACCTTCCAAGACTTCGTGGGCATGGATGACTGGCCGAAGTTCTGGGAGCAAACCGCTAAGAGCAAGGCGGGCGGTGCGGGAGTGCCTTGGATTATGTCCATCATCGCCAACCTTATCGCCAACGGTATCGACGAGCAGCGGGCCTGGGAAATGCCGGAAAGGCAGGCCATCTGGATGAACACGGCCTTTGCGGTATTGAAAGGCTCCGACATCAGCATTCTTACCTCCGAGGAGGAAAAGTTCATGGAAGAAACGCGGGCCGCCGAGGATGCCGCCAAGGCAAAGTAAAGAGACCATGGCTAACGAGCGCACATTAGCATATCACGTCAAGGGGACGACCAACGCGGAACAGGTATCCGAAAAAACGAAGAAATCCCTCGGGACCATCGATATGGCCGTGGAAAAGTTTTCGTATAAGTTAAGCCATGTCGGCAATCAGATCGGCAAGTCCCTGTTCCATATGTTCGGCCCGCTGGCTATCGCCGGGGCGGCTGTCGGCTTTGTGATGAATAAGTTCGAGGAAGCCGCGGCCCGCATCAAGGACGCCGTGGACTTTGGAGGCTCTCTGGAGAAGAACGCCCGCGAGGCTGGTGTGACTATCGAGATGTATCAGCGCATGAAATATGCCGCTGATGCCGTTGGCTTCTCCCAGGAGGAGATTAATAACGCTTTCAAGAAATCCCGTGAAATCATCGTCGGTGCGAAAGACGAGCACTCCAAGTATTTCCAAATCCTCAAGGCCCTTGGATTCGCCAAGGAAGACATCATCTCCGGAAACATCAAAGAGGAGGAAGTGCTCTCCCGCGTCGCCGCCGCCGTCAATTCGACCACGGACCCCATCGAGAAGATGCGGATCGCAACCTCCGCCTATGGCTCTGACGCCGAGAAACTCGTGCAAGTCCTTGAACGCTGGAAGGCCGTGCAGGAGGCACTTTCGTCTTCCAAGCCCATCACCGACCCAGTGGCTAAAATCCTCAAAGAAAAGCAGACCAAGCAAGGCGATGAAAAGGCTCGTGAACAAACAAGAATAGCAACCGAAGAAGCCGTAGCATTTGCTCTTGAACGCGGTAATCTTAGCCCAGCAGTCGAACAGGCATTATCTACGGCTCGTTCAAATTATGACACTAATGGCGAGGGAGCGCTTATTACTACCGCAATGCTTGCAAGCTCTCCAGAGGTTCAAAGCGCCGTGCTCGCTGATCAACAGGCCAGCATGGCCGCCGAAAAGGCCAAGGCCGACGCCGAAAACACAAGCAACGAAGCGGGACGCACCGCCGCAACTGAACTCGGCAAAATCGGCGACAAGACCGCTTCGGCCACCGTCGAGGCCTTCAAGTCCCCCGAAGGTTTCTCCAATGTGGTCGGCGTCGGAGCCAACCCGGTGATTGAGGCCATGTCTAAGCAGCTCGAGGCCCAGCTCGAAGCCAATCGCATTCTTGAATCCATCGCCGCCGGAGGAACCAACGGCGCCGAGAACGACTTCACCAAGAACGGAACCTATCACGGTGATATGTCCGACTAACCAATTTAACCCTATCTTAAAATGGCCCATGTAAACCAAGGCGACGACTTAGCCGACTATATCCTCCAGCCTGGCTGGACGGTCAACATCGACTCCTACGGCCTCGCCACGGCCTCCTGCGTCTTCAAGGTGAATGACACCGTGGACAAAGCCACGCCTCTAATCGTCGGAGAAGCCCTGCCAGATTCGGCGTTTTCCTACATGAAGGCCCACAAGTCTTCATCGAAGTATGACCGTTCTGGCATCGCCACCGTGACCATCGATTATGTGGGCATCGTTGACCGTGAGACCACCCAAACTATCCCGCAGCTCTTTGCCGCCTCGTCGCTGGCCTCTGAGCCGCTGACCTCACACGAGAACTTCTTCAACGCCGTCTCCGGGTATTCCGCTGTCATCGCTGGTTCAAGTTACGATCAGGACACTACGGGTGACACGGCTATCGGTCCGCCCGTCAAGCACATCATCCCAGCCTCGGGAGCAACCCCTGCCCGCACCGAACCCGTTCCCTGCTGGCTCGGCGAGCACGGTTCAGCCTTTGAACGCGAGAGCGGAGGACGCTTTATCGGTTTCGTAGACCCAGCATCCCCGGCCTTCTACGGCAAGACGAACTACCTCACGCCAACGGCTACCTTGAATGGCATCGTCTACACGGAAAGTGAAACGGATGTGCAGACTTTCAACACCATGATTGGCGTGGCTACAAAATCCCACGACTGGAACGGAGCCCTCCCGAATATCATCCCAGACTATATGGGAACGACTTTCCTTTCGGCGGACAATTTACCGCAGATGTTGCTCTCACAGGCTTCCGTGGAAATCTTCTCCGGCGCTATTTACAAAGTATCCTTTGAAATCAAGTTCTCCCGCGTAGGCTGGCACACGGCAGTTTACCGTTACGCCGACGCCTAATGAGCAAACTTCAACAAGGAACAGGTTACGGATTTAGTCGCTCGGGTGGTTCGACGACCATCAATGTAGACCCTCAGCCGTTGCAGGATTACGCCATCCCCGACGGTAATCTGGTAAGCGCACAGATTGAAGTCAGCCTGGTCTATCCGTTTAAGATCGTGAAGAGCGCCGTCACGACCACGGGCTCTATCACCGACCTACTCACGGCCCTCGCGGTATCGTTTACGGACATCGTGATCTCCTTTGTACCCGATACAGGTGATTCCTTTTCTGTCCTCACGGGCATGGTCAACGGGACGGTAGTTGTGGGGGGCGGACCTTACGACTGCTCGAGCTCGACGAATCAGAATGTTTATGTCCAGACCTACCCGGACGCCGACATCGGTCTGCACATCACCTCGGGCACATTGAGCGACTCCGACACGGCGGCCTATGTTCTTATCGGCACGGTCAACGCCGACGGCAAGGTGCAGCTCGTCCGTAACTCCATCGCCAGGGAACGCTTCAAGTGCGGTGCTGAAGCCGCTAAATACTGGTATAGTTATCTCTGAGCAATGGCCCTACCTCATCGAGTGTGCGCCGTGCAATGCCTTCTCGGTGACTCCACCGGGGAGACCGTCCGAGACGCGGGTCATACGATGGACCCGAACCCCGGAGCCTATGGCTGGGGTAATCACGAATACTTTCAGTCCTACCCGCTGACCACGCCTTCCAATGTGATCACGAAGGTGGCAGGCACGCTCGGTGAAGACTATGACGCCTCTGTGAGCGCAGGATACTCAACGGATACGCTCCCGAAGAACATCTTCTCCATCGTCTGCTATAGCACGACGGTTAACCACTACCTACCGAAGATGGCTTGGACGCGGGGCGGGACTTATGATGCCTTCGACTCTTCATGTTGCCAAGACACGACGAGCCCATACTTCGGCGACTTCAACGCATACTCAAACGACTTCGGCACGGCTGTCTCGAAAGACCTCGGCGACTCATTTGAGACGGTGACTGGCACCATCGACATCATCGCCGACCCTTCCCAGACGCCCGGTAATCTTCGGCACCTTTATCCGCGTTGGACGGACGAGACGGCCTATGAGATGAAGGTTCAGCCCTACGAGGACGCCATCCATTTCACGCCCCACACAGGCGACACTTATTACCTCACTTCCGATGCCAGCGGAAACCCAGAGGACTTTATCTCGCCTTGGTATGTGACTTATTACGGCGGTGCCTATCATCAAGTGACGCGGGGGTTCTGCGATTTTTCTTATCAGTTCACCAACTTAAACCCATTTATGAACCGACAGCCCATGATCGGCATGTATGGCTTCGCAATCGCTGATACGAACCCCTCTCAATGGACGGCGACCTCGCTGGATGGATATGATCCTGCCTACGTGCCCGTCCCAGCTGGAGCCTATCTAACTACCTTCATTCAAGCCTATCCTATCAATCGAGACACAGGTGATTTCATATTCATAGACTACCGAAGCACGGCGACGCACGGCCTGTTTCTGGATTCGGAACTTTGTTGCTGGAACGACGGCACGGTGGTCGAGTTCACGGTCCATATCTGGAAGGCCCCTCCTAAGATTGTTTTCCGACCACAGAAAACTTATGTGAATTGGAAACAGGGGGCTCCTACCGTCGCAGCTGATTACTATCCCCGTTACAATTCCACCGACCAGCATTACGACTGGAAAGACATCCTGTGTGGTCGATGCTACGGAAGCCCTGGTGAACGGCACGGCACGGGAACGACTGGCCTGCAATATGTCGAACTCGGCGGACCCGGCTCTGGGGACGGTGCTTTCTCGCCCGCCGAACCTAACTCCCAAGACCTACACTACTGGGGGCATATCTGGGGTGTGGATTATGACTCTGAAAACTGTGTCGAGGTCGAGGCCCGCACCTTTACGATCACCATCGACTCGTCCAACGCCCAAGGAGACGCGGCGCCGACGGACTGGGGGACCAAAGTGGCCGACATCGAACTGCCCCTCGTCGAAGGCTACTTCACATACATCAAGGATTACGAGGTCACGAGCATTACGAAG